AGACTCTCTAACCACTCATCAGTGTAGAAGAACTCGTTATCCTTGGGCTGCATTAAATGGATAGAGTTTAAAGAACCCTTCGAGATATCGGAGATAAACTCTCTAACCTGCTTCTCTGAGAATCCATCTTCTAGTAATCGATTGAGATTTACCATTATAAATAGAGGATCCTCTTTATCGAGTACTTCTTCCATATAATCTATAGCCTCTGGCATATCGAGAGGGGCTGCTAGTAATTTTATTTCCATTTGTACCTCTACTTTTGGATAAGTGTTAATATTTTGTCTAGAAGGAGAACCGCTTCCCCTTCTTCTTTAATGATTCCTTCGCTCTCTCAAAGAGTTGTTTATCTGCAGTCTCTACAGTTTTTCCCTTCGATAAAAAAGAATATACACGAGCTCGAGCCCATTGATCTTGAGTTGCTCCTGGTCTATGACCTACTGCCCAGGCTGCTAAACCCTTATCGAATACCTCTTGGATAATCCCTCTGGGAATATCTGTAACAGATGCTACTGCCTTAACAAATCTCTCTCGAGGCTTCCCTTCCTTCTTGGTTGCTTCCTCTTGGATAACAGATCGAAGCCCACTATCTTTAATTCTTTTCGTATACTTGCTAGGCTTAGTCTTAGCGCGAGCATCTCCCGGAAGAGGCTTAAAGGATTCCTTCCCCTTTATTCTCTTTCGGATTTCTGCTTTCCTCCGAGCCTGCGTACTCTCTCCGAGTCCCTTAGTATATTTCTTGGGTACCTTAGCAGCCATATCTATCTCCTTCGAGTAGTTCTTCTAGCTGTTTTACGCTTGGGATTGGTTGTAGTCTTTTTCTTCTTGGGTTTTTTTCCGTACATTTTTTATCTCCGGTATCTGGTTCTTCTACGTTCTTCTCTTTTCTTGCGCTTCTTAGGCTTGGAGTAAGGAACCGATCCTCTAAGCTCTCCTTCTTTATACATCCTCATTGTAATCGCTGCAGCCTGGTCCCACTGGTAGCCCTCTCTCATTAATCTAGAGATCTTGTAACGGATAAGGAGATTATCTTGTTTAGATCTCACTCCAATCCTCGCTCTCTTCTTCTCCGTTATGACCTCTTACATGGTTTACAGTAGAGAGTATCGCTCCCATTAATCCAAGTGCTGGGAAGCCTTCGTTACGGAAGTCTAGATCTACTCCGTTCCTATCCCATTTGGCATATATATAAATCTCTCCATTAACTGTTATAATGCTAGTATCTCCAATGCTATCGCAGCATATAGCCTCGTGCATCTCTTCGATCTGTGCCTGGAGGAAGTCTTGAGCTGTAGATATTCTAAAGTTCTCCTCTATCTCGATTCCGGGGAAGAGTTCCGATAGAGAGATGCCTTCGAGCTCTGGTATAATTGATCGCTTTTTCATTTTCATAACATCACCTTAACATATTTGGAGGGCTTCATGCCTAAGATTAAAGTACCGCGAGAGATCCAGATCCTCGCTAAGAGAGCAATAGATTATAACCTAGAGCAACCCATTAGTAAACGAGCATCTTATAAAGATGAAAAGGGGAAGAGAGTCCCCGGTACTGGAATGAAGACTGCTAGAAGATTGACCTCTGGAGAAGTAGATCTCCAGCAGCTAGAGCTCATGGATGCTTGGTTCGCTAGACATGGAGAGTCCGATAAAGAAGCGAAGGCTAGACAGGATAAGACCTCTAAGGCTGCTATTGCTTGGGCTCTCTGGGGAGGAACTCCTGCTCGCTCATGGGTTAAGCGTGCCATTAAGAGCCTTCGATCTAAAGAATAACACTAGAAAACACTAGAACTACACTAGATAACACTAGGTATTTTCTGCGATAGTTACGCTGCTACGGACTCGATCCTCTGTTTTAATGGGGTTCGAGCCCCTCGCGTGTATATATAATATAAATAGATATACCAATTTATATTCTCTATATAAACTGATACTCGAAATAGGGCTATTTTTGGTACTTTATCCCCTATAGATCGGGGGTATCGCAGATTTAACCTAGTGTTATCTTCTGTATTTTTACTGTTATCTAGTGTATTTTTTGACTAGATCGAAGGATTCTAAACACAAAAAGAGCCCGGATATTACTCCGAGCTCTAAACCATTAACATTCAATCAAACAGACCAATTAGAATATACACTACTCCAGATTAGATTACAAGTCTATTTTACCTCTTCCATATTCTCTGCCCATCCTTTATAACTTGTTTATATCCGGACTCCTTGCAGATCTGCGCTATCCGCTTAGCGTTGCCAGTATGCTGCTGAGATACTGGAAGATCGAGGTAATGCATAATCTCGGTAGTATTGTTTTTACCGCTTGCGATCGCCTCTCTCACCTTGATACTCCAGGGGTCATCGATTATGTAGGCCTGCTGTAGTTCTGATAGCATCCGCTGAGATTCCCATTCTAGATACCAGATCGATCCTCCTAAGTATTCTGCTAGCCCTTCTGCGAAGATCTGTTCTCTCCACGTTCTGAGATACTCGAGATCTACCTGCTGAGTAACTGTAATAGGCCATACTCTACGCTCCGGGCCATCGCTTAAGAATTGGTAGTTATTCGAAGTCCCAGCGAAGACTACTCTACGAAGGTAAGACTTAGGAAATTGCTGATAGGAAGGTCTGAACTTATCTTCTGCGGAAGAGATGAAGGCTTTAAAGTTATCTGCTGTTCTACCCTGCAGAGAGTGTAACTCCGCGAGTTCCCATAACCAAGTCTCCGTAGAATGGATTAACTCTAGAGAATCCTTCTTGCCAATATCCAGAGGGCTATCGCTGAACCAATCCTCTCCAATGAGAGTTTTTAATCCTGTACTCTTGCCCAGTCCCTTCTCTCCGCAAAGGATAAGGAAGTTATCCATCTTACATCCGGGCTTCATTACTCGAGCAACGAGAGAGATAATCCACTTAGAACTCATCTCCTCTATCAGCTGCTCAGATCCTGGAATAATCTGAGCTCGGAATGCAGTCCGAAAGAGATTATGGATTCTAGGCTCTCCATCCCATACTGGAAGATTAGTTACCCAGTCCTTTACATTCTCTTGGATGTTCTTATGGGCTACTCGAAGGACCGCTCTCTTAATATCTGGAGAGGTATATCTAATGTTATAGGCTCGCTCAATATGGAGTCCAATATCCTCGAGATCTGGATCCCATAACTCTCTCATCTTCCAGATTACTTTATTACTATGATCGTTGTAGCAGAGACTCTCGTAGACTGGATCATTCTCTAAGATGAGCGCGATATTGTTTCTATTGGCATAAGGTTTGGGAGTTCTAGTAAGTTCTCCTTCTTTATTATACTTCGCTTCTGACTTCTGCAGCAGATCCCAAGTATCGATATCTGCTTCCTCTGGAGCAAACTTATACTCCGCTTCCTCTCCAATCTGCTTAGCGATCTCTAACATCTTCTTCATTTGCTCTTTGTTCATTTTTCGCGCTCCTGTAATCTGTTAATCGCGAAGGAATATTCGAATCCGCAGGAAGCAATAGCAGAGATAATCGTAGAATCTAAGAGGGCAACTCGCTTCTGTCTAAGGGATTCTTTTCTCCATTCTGGAAGATCTAAATATTTATACTCTGGATACTGTCTCAGCATCTTGATCTCTGTTAGCACCTCGCATATTAACACGAGATTCGAGATTCTAGGATCGAATTTCTTAGATCCGTTCATTGTTGAGTAACTTACCCCAGAGAGCCTGGAGAGATCCTTTCTCGTTATTGGCAGCTGTTCTAGCTGCTCTGTTAACCACTTATTAAAATACATATGTACCTCCGTATTTTTTTTGTGTTTATTGGTTATCGTTCTTACTGTGTTTTTCCTTAATCCGTAGCCTCCGCTCAGAGAGAGCATTCTCTGGAGTAGATCGTATTCCTCTTAAGATGAGCATATTATACTCTTCTCTTGTATCGCTTAGAACCTCACAGATAGCGAGGTAAACATCTAGCTTAGGATATCTCTGGCCGTTCATATATGCTTTTAGCGTAGGAACCTTTATTCCTACTCCCTTAGCTACATCTTCGAGAGTCATATCCTTGAACTCTGCATATCGGAATATATGGAACCCGAAGGAGCTGCAGTTCTTAGGGATCGAGGGTATTCTCTTACTACTTCTCATATTAAGGCCTCCAAAAAACCCCACCATCCACACTTATTAGCCCGGTTACAGTGAGGATATCTAACCGCGTGCATTAAATCCGGATCTATAGAATAATAGACCTCTCTCTTATTGCAAGCTGGGCAAGTAATATTCCGGGCTACATTGCCCTCAATGCTTGCTCCTATCTGCTGAGCGAGAGCCCTTCTATAATCTGGATTATGGAATAGAGCCTCCATTCCACTCTTGGAGCCTGCTCTCTTGCTTTCCCATCTCTTGTATCTTTTCTTCGGTTCCTCTTTTGGAATATGGGAATACTCCAACCGGAGAAGCCCATCTCCTTTATGGGCCTTCGTTCTCTGCAGCTCTGCATCCGATCTATCTGGGATAGCGTAGCGATAGTACATCCTAGCGCAATCGTTAAGAGCACTGGAATCCGGATCTCCTTGCCCTACTATTCTATCCCATAACTCCTTCGCTGCTTTTGCTGCTCTCTTCCAATCTGCAGCAGGTATGGGAATCTCTAATGGAAGGACTATCCTCCATTTATTGATATCCTCAGTATGAGAGAAGGAGGTATGGGCTATATAATGATAATCTAAGAAGGCTGTATGGAATCCGTAATCTGTTCCATCATCGAGATCGAATACTAAGCAGCTAATCTCTATAGCATGGGCTCCGCTTCTATTTCCTGCGAAGGAAGTAGGGCTCCAGAGAGGGAGAGAGCCCTTCTCTCTCACTGGATAGGGTACTGCTGGGATCATAAGAGCCTTAGCAAGTTTCCGGAGATCTACTTCTGCTTCTATTGGAGTCTTAGCGAACTTATTAGAGAAGGTGCTTATCTTAAACTTCTTATCCATCTTCTTTAGTCCATTGATAGATAGAGAATAGAGTATGGGCTTCCTCCATCTCTCCTGCGTAATAATCTTCACAGCTAATAGAACATACTCGATTATCATCTATCCAGATTTCGCTCTGTGTAATGATATCGAGAACCATCTTAAGCAGGTTATCTAGATCTGGCTTCTTCGGTCTCCAGATTCTACCCTGGTAAAGTTCTCCTTTAACTCTAGATAATCTCTTAGTTCTAGGATGGATAAATGTAATTTGTATTCTAAGAATCCCATCAAGAGGAATCCATTCCTCTCCTTTTGCTGCTTGGAGCTGCTTAACTTGCTCATCTTTATAGGTTCTCGAGGTCTGAGCAGTATAGGCTCTTCCAGTTCTAGTAAAACGAGGCCTACCCATTGCTACTGGAGGGCCCTGTAGGATTCCTTGATATGCTAGTTTCCACATTATACCCTCTCTAACTCGATCATCTTGGAGAGTTTATTATACTTAGATTTCCAAGCATCTCCACTCAGCATCTCGCATAATCTAACGAGAGCAGAGATAGAAGGGTAGGTATCTCCAGCGATCCACTTAGAGATCGCATTCTCTGTAACTCCACAGACCTCCGCTATATCTACGAGAGCATAATCCGAGCCCATAATATATCCATGTAGGACTCTAGCAAATTGAGGAGAGAGTATCGCTGTATATTTATCTCGAGCCCATTGGATAGCCTCCTCCGGTTTATCCTCGAAAACTTCTCTACGGAGTACAAGCCCGTTAATCTGGATCTTCGCTTCCCATACCCAGCTACAGTAGATCGGGCTCCAGATCTTACAGATCTCTCCAATCTGCTTAACTGCATTCAGAGGAACCATATTATCTAGATAGATGGGTTTGGGAGGTGTTCTCCGCTTGCTCATCTTTCTAAGTGCTGTTCTCCCGTTCTCCTTAATGTATCTTCTACGGTTCTTATTCATCTTATACCCCCATCACATAGCAGAGAGCAGAGAGAGCAGCAGGGATAGCGAACACTGCTACAGTTACTAGGATATATCCCATCATAGTTAGTTTAGTTTCTTCGTTCATTGTTTGTACCTCTTGT